AAATAGTAGTTACAGTAGGTATAATGTTACTATAGAATAATTCTACATCATTAGGTGGGCACCAAGCAAACTCATCAAGAATAAGGAAGTTAATTGTTTTACCAAGACCAGCAGTTGGTGAGAAAGCTTCTGTAGAAATAGAAGAGTTATTATCAAATGAAATTTCTGATTGATTCCATTTTAATGTACCTATCTTTAAGTGATATGGAAGATACATATACATATCTTTAATCTTCTTAACCAAATCAACACCAGCTGGACCTGATTTAGAAAGAATAAGTCCATTCTTATCTGTATTGAATAATATTACCCAAAGACAATATATTGCAGTTGTTGTTGATTTACCTGATTGACGACAACTTAAAAATATACTAAATCTATTCTTTTGTAAATGTCTTAAATATTCAATTTGATAATCACGAAGTACACAAGGTTGCAAACCTTCAGGTGTCATAAGATAACATTTAGATGCAAAATAAACTGGGTCCATTTTACATTTAATATAATCATCTATCTCTTCTTTAGTTCTTTTATATACAAGTTCTGGTTTTAAAAGCTTGGTGTTTTTATTTAAAAATGGAGTTGCTTTTAATGGTTGACCTTTTTGTATACCTTCTAATGCTTTATAAATTGAATTGGTTGACCAAACAATACGTTCGGCTTCATGCCCATTTATCTGTTCTTTAATAGGATTATAATCATATTCCTGTTCATTATAACTAGCCATAATTAACTATGAGGTTTACGATACATAGATTCTCTATGGTTAAAATCAGATTTTGTCCCTTTATTATCTATGAATCCAAACTTCTTATAAAATTTTTTTAATCTATTTACTGATGTTGCACCAAATGTATCACTCGGCGTCAAACAAATAATAATATCATGGTCATCAGCCCAAGAACATAAGTCTCTCATAAATCTACTACCTAAACCATTTCCTTTACTATTCATAATGATTTTATTTAAAGTAATATAAGAATCATTATTATGAATTGTCTTAGTAATAGCCAATTCTTTGATATTATATTCTTCTTTAATTTGATCGGTGGCAAATATTGTTTTATCCTTCTTGAGTTTATCCATAAACTCATATAAAACTTTATTTACACTTTCAAATATATATTCTGATAAATTTTTCATATATTATTTAATTCTATTATATAAAAATAATATTATAAGGAAATTCCGGTCATTGCCATAATTGCTAATTTAGCTGCTGCTAATGCTGCTTCGGCTTTAGTTGCCGCTGCTGCTTCCATTTTTTTCTTATCATTTACTAATTTAGAAGCTTGTTCTTCTAATGCTTGATTGGTTTTATTTGCCATTTCTAATCCTTTTTGTGCACCAGATGCTTGAGCCATACTATCAATAGCATTATTCATTTGAGCATTAGCCATAGCTGTTGCTCCACTAACTCTTTCCGCAGCGGCAGCTTGAGCGGCATCATTTTGTTTTTGACAATAATCAGAACCTTCAGCTGCAACTTTATTTACTTGATCAGTACCTTGTTGTGTAAGTTGATTAGAATAACCACCAATACTACCAGCAGCACCACTCATAGCTGATATAGCAGCCATAGAACTTTGTGCCATCATTTCGGATGATTTTTTAGATAATTCAGCAGCCGCATCTTCCATATTAATATCTTCTTTAGATGCAATACATTCTCCTAATGTTTTAGTATTATCTTTAGCAACTTTTGCAGCTACTTCAGCTTCTTTAGCTGCTAATCTTTCTTCAGGGCTTTGTTCTTGATTTTGGTTTTGATTACTTTGTGAATTATCTTGTGATCCACCACCTCCACCAGAATAATCATTATTTACTATTGGTGATTTTTGTATAATCTCTAATGTATAAGTTTCTTCTAAAGATTTTCCATTAGGCCAACGTTTAGCTTTTTGATCATTAAATCTTTGTTCAAATAAAGATTTCTTTTGATTAGCTTCAGCTTCATCCATACAAGGATATTGTTCTGTATGATTAGTTTCTTTATGTGTTACTTTAAATATAAAAGGATATCCACCAGTCTCATCATCAGGATATCCTTCGGGTGTAATTGCAGAAGTTTGTTTACCTTCCATAAATTGTTTACCGTGATGATCAGGCATCTCTTCCCATCTACCTAATGGATCTTTACCTGTATTATTACCGAATCCACCACCTCCACCAGATGATGAATCACTTTGTTCTTGACTTTTAGTTTCTGGTTGTGATTGTTCTTCTGTAGATTCTTGTTGTTTTTCTTCTTCAGTTGATTCTTCTGTTGTTTCTTCTTCTTGTTCCTCTTCTTGTTCCTCTTCTTGTTCTGGTTCTGGTTCTTTTTGAGTTTCTTCTTCCCAAACAATATTTAAGTCACTTTCTTTAATAGGATTACCAGAATCATCATATCCCCACCAACCTATCTCATCATCTTCAAATGTTAAATATCTATTCTTTATGGTTCTTTCTACATAAGGTTTATCAAATCCTTGTACTATTTGATTACCTGATGGACCATAAGCGGTCCAACGAGGACCTTCTTTTTTAACTGTAATTGTTAACATAATTAAATTTAATTAATTGATACATTTTTAGCACAAAATCCTTGAGCAGTAACTGCATTTCCTTCACCAACAGATTTAGGTGTAGTAGGAGAAGTACCATTGGCTGCATTCATACAATGCATTTCTGCACTTGTAAAACCAGGCACTAACAATGGATCTTCTTGACTAGCTGCAGCTTTTAACATGGCAAAATCAAATTGTAATTGTTGAAATACAGTTCTTAATGAATTACATAAAGTTGATGGTTCATACAATGGCTCTTCTGAATTTCTTCCGGCAAATACATGTTGTTCACGTATATCAATATCACCTTGATCACCATGACAAGTTACTTTACCATCAGGAGTCATATTCCATTTCCAATCATCATAATGGATTATAAAACCATCTTTATTATCATATGAGATTTGAGCTGATAAAGCAGCAGTAGGTCTTGATACTACAACTTCAATATCATTATCATATTTTTCTTTAACTAAATCATCTGTAATCTTAATCATTTCAAAATGAGTAAAATACCAATATTCATTTGGGTTATTCTTGTTATTTAATATCCAAACTTTTCTATTCTTTTCTTGTTTGGAGAACATTTGATATTTATTCATTTTAATAGGCATAATCCATGGTAAAACATCTTCATCCATTGTATTAGGATCAAAAAGACCTTGGGCAGAACATTTTATTCTACCTAATTTCATAGGATCATTTACATCTATAATTATACCAGGTACTAAATCAAAATCCGCAACATCCATATATTATCTTTTAAATTTTTATTAATCAAATAATTTTTTTAAGTCAGATCTTTGATATTGATCTACTTGACGAGGAATAGCTTTATCTTCATTTATTTCCATTTTACAATAACTTGGGAACATATTCATCCAACCTAATCCAGAATAATATTTTCGTCCTTCATAAAGAAAACAATGACCCCATAATATTCCTTCAAATTCTCCTATACCCAAAGTTTCTACTTTAGGATAATCTTCTACAGGATTTGATATTGATTCATTAATAAATCTTGTTATTTGTTTCATATTATTATGCTTGTGTAGTTTCAGTTGATTCTGGTTGTACTTCTCCCATCATTTCATCGTCTATATCTCCTGCACCTTCAGCTTCTCCACCGGCTTCTTCTCCACCGGCTTCTCCACCTTCAGATCCCATATCTGCTCCCATTTCGTCTTCTCCACCAGCGTCTTCGTCTTCACCACCTTCTTGTTGTTTCTTCTTAAGTTTTTCTTCTCTCTTATACTTTTCATTAAGTTCAAGATCAGCTTCAGACATCTTAAGATAACGTTCAACTAAGAATTTAGGAGAAAAATATGGTTCTTCTTCACCTTCATCATTTGTTACAACAATACTATCTTTCATTGTTCCAATAAATTCAATACGTCTTGTCATGACTTCAATATTCATTTGCTCTTCAAAAGCATTATAAGAATTAAATCTTAATGAGATTGAATCAAGAATACGTTTATCATTCTTAATATCAGGTATTGAAAGGGTTAATTGAATCTTAAGTGGTTTAAGTAATATTTCAGCAAAAGCATTACGAAGACGAGTTACAAAACGAGAGAAATCGATTTCATCACGTAATGCTTGTGTTGGGTCAGAACCAAACCATGTAGCTTGCGCTTCTTTATCAAAACGAGATTGTGGAATCTTTGACATTTTATAAAGTTTAGATTCAAAATACTTAATTTGATCTGAGTCATTCAATTGAGGACCATTATCAACAAGTGTCTCAATTTCTGGTCTACCTTGCTCATTTTCTGGTAACCAATATTCTTTATTGAATGGTAAGTTTACACGACCATTAACTTGCAATTCACCAGTCTCTGTATTGAATGATATATCTTCTTTATATCTATTCATAGCTTGTGCTAAAGTTTGCATACCTTTAGCTTTATTCATACCACCTACTGGTATAGTAAATAATGTTTTGAATGAAGATTGAGTAACTGTCCAAATAACTTGCGCTTGTTCCACAATACGATATAAATTGAAAGGACGTATCAAACGTTCAAGATATGATTGTCTAGTTGATACACCAGAATCTTCATATTTGATATAAATAACTTGTGAATCAAGAAGTGTTCTTTCACGACCAACTACATCTTTGAATTGTACCCAATATGTAATACCATCTTTAACCACTTTGGTAAGTGTAGCTGGATCAAGGTCAACAATACCAATAATTGATTTAGGATTTACTAAGTCATCATAAATGATTTCATAAGCCATTACACCATCAATCAAAAATCTCTTAAAGTCATCCCATGCATTTTTCTTCCATTCAAGCAACATATACATTTTATAGAATGATGTATCAATAGATGCACGAATTTCTTCAGCCGATTTTTCATTTAAATCTTGAATAAGACCAGTATCTAAGAATGGTTTACAAATATATGATTCTTCATCATCATAAACAATTGCTTCATTAGACATAATATCAAGAATATCTTCAAGTTCTGGTTGCATAGCCAATTTACGAAGAACTTCTCTTTTTTGCTCCAATGTTTTTTGTGAGAATGGTTTTTCTTCTTCTTGTTTTTGCCTCCAATTATTCATTGAAGCACCATATATAGTTTGTTGAAGAAGAATATCATCTTTTGGTTGCAAAGCTTTATCAGCAGGTACAGCTACCATGTTTTGGTAAACTTTATCATCATAGTTCATTCCATAATGGGCTAATGATGTTAAAATCTTCGACCATTTAGTAGGTTTTTTTAAACCCGAATTAGCATTTTTTATATTATCATATGAGTTTTGAAAGTTACTTTGTACTGCCTCAAAAATTGATTGTTCACCTTCCAAAACTTGATTTAAATTTCCAAAAATCATGAAATTTTAAAATTTATTTGTTTAGTTACTTCCAATATATTATTATTAAATAAGAAAATATTATATATAAAAATAACTTTTTATATGTAAACTTTGAAATAAATCAAAAATATATAATAAATTTAATATGAAGCTTAAAGAAAAGACTACTTTAATCATTGGTACTTTAGCTGGTATCCTTAGTGGTTATCAAAAAGAAAAACTTGAGCAAGAATATATTAGAAAGCAATTGAAGAAGACATTACGTAAATATTGGCAATTAGCTGGTAATGTTGAAATTGTTTACGGTGTAATGGATCATATTTCTTGGAAGTTGTTAGCACAAGCTTTAGATTCACCATCATTATATGAAGAAATGATGTCATTATATAAGGAAGATGAATTGGCAGACGAGCAAAAAGCTAGAAGACAAGAATTGATTGAATTAGCTCAAGCTAATTTATCAGAAGCAATGGAAGTTGCTGGTTATAATAACAAAGTTACTAAACATAAGGAATATGTTTTGAAACTTAATGTTCTAGGTGTTGATGTTAAACTTACTACTGATATCTTGAATGAACGTATTTCAATGATTGAAGCATACATCGAATTACTTCAAACTATTATTGATTCATTCGCCGGTGGTAAAGATAATGCTATTGTTGGTAAATTTAATGCTCGTCTTAAGAAGTTCACTAAGAGATTACTTAAGATTGTTGAATATATCAATGACAACTACCCAGAAGAAGAATTCGAACTTAATGCCACAGAAGACAAGAATTCATTTACAAATCCAATTTTTAATGAAGATATTATAACATCTGATGAAGGTGATACAACAAAACGTTTCTTCACTGACTTTGCTAATGCTGATGGTGAATTAATCCCTGATGGACAAATCGATAAGAATGATGTAATGATATTGAGAGCTCTTATCAAGAACTTCTGGAAACTTTCTAAAGAAGATAAAGAAGCATTAATTAGAGCAATTGATACTAATGGTGATGGTATGCTTAACTCTGATGATACTGAATGGCTTGAAAGCTATAGCCTAGATCAATCAGAAATCAACTCACAAAGAGAAAATGGTCAATACGTTCCTTATTATGAACATCTTTTGAGTGAACAAGCAAGACAACTTATTTCTGATATTGTAAGTGGTAACTATCACACAGATACTCCTGATGTTCCAGAAGAACCAGCTACTCAAACAACTCCTTCATCTTCAGGTTACTTATATAATAACACAGAAATAATTGTTCCTAGTGAACAAACTTACACTATTACATTTACAGATGGAGAAAAAGTTCTTAAGACTGTAAGTGGTGTAACAGGAACTCCAGTTGAACTTCCTACTAATATAGAAAAAGAAGGTTACACATTTAGTGGTTGGACTATTGATGGAGAACATGTAATACTTCCAGTTACTAATATAGGTGATAGTGATATTACATATACAGCAAAATACAATGAAATAGAACCAGAAATTGGTAATAAATGGTATATGGGTGTCACTAACCCATCAACATTTACAACAATAGGACAAATAGGTGATTCTAATTTTGACCAATGGAAAGAAAAATCATCACCTAAAAATAGTATAAGTGACGATACTAAT